ACACTACAAATGCATATTTACACACTACAAATCATAGTTTACTGGGCTATTTGAGACCTTATTAGCCCAGTGTATTGTGATGTGTTATGCGATTATTGGGTTTTTTGTTTTTTGTTTGTGTGTAGGAACTCACAGAAATTTTTTAAAAATTATAGAAATATTTAAATAGTTGAGGATCTTAATAAATTAAAGATAAGATACACCGAGAAGTCTGAGAAGGTTTTTTATTAAATCTTCTCGGGGTTTTCTTTATCTTTTTTGTGTGTGGTGTTTGTGTTATTGGAAGGTTTGTATTAGTCTGAAATCTGTTATTATATTTGAGTAGTTTTTCTTTCTTTGGTTCTTTCTTTCTTTTAAAGTGTCCTGAGAACACTAACACACCACACATTAATAGAAACATTTAAATAGTCTAAAACACACCACACAATATGGCAAAAACAAAAAAAGATACTATGCTTAAAAATAGAATTAAAAATTTAATGAATCAATTTAAAGATAAAGACGATAAAGAAGTTATTTATGGTATTGCAGGAATATGTAACATTGCTCATAGAACAGCATCTGAACATTTCCATTCAATCAAATCTCAACAAACACTATTACAAAGTGGATTTAAAGAAAATTGTGAACATGATTGGAGTAATGCCTTTACTACTGCAGGAGGGCTTTGTAAGGAATGCCTATTATGTGGAGAAATTAAATTTATAAATATTGAAAATGAAACCAACAAAGGAAATACTAACCCTGCAAGCCAAACTGAAACTAGTACCCAATAAGATCCCAGTAATTAAAGAAGATTTAGAGGAAATCTGGTCAGATGAAGATTGAACTAGACGCATGGCAAAAGCAAGTCCTGGAAACTAAAGGCAATATGTGTATTTGTTCTCCAAGACAAATGGGAAAATCTACAGTAATCTCCCAAGATGCAGGAGAATACGCAATAAATAACCCCAATAAATCAATAATGATTATAGCCTCAGTAGAGAGGCAGGCTTTACTTCTATTCGAAAAAGTGTTAAGCTACATTTACTTGAAAAATAAAGCAGTAATTAAAAAAGGTAAGGATAGACCCACTAAACACGAATTAAAGCTCCAGAATGGCTCTATTATTCGCTGTCTACCCACTGGAGACTCCGGCTATGGAATTAGAGGTTATACAATAGATAGACTCTACGCTGACGAAGCAGCTTTTATAAAAGAAGATGTTTGGGCTGCTGTAACTCCAATGTTAGCCACAACTGGAGGAGATATTATTCTACTTTCAACTCCTTTCGGAACAGAGGGCTATTTCTACAGAATGTTCCACAGCGAACAATTCACGAGTATTCATATAAACCCTGACGAAGTTATTGCAGGAAGGCCAGAGCCCCAAAAATCTAATATGCTTAATTTTAGAAAAGATGAAAAGGAAAGAATGACTAGGCTTCAATACGATCAAGAACACATGGGGCTCTTTGTTGGTGGAATACAAAGATTTCTCCCAGATGAACTAATAGATTTAATCTGCACTGGAAAGAAAGATTATACTCCAAGCGGGGATAAATTCCAAGGAATAGATATAGCAAGAATGGGCGGAGATGAAACAGTATTAACTTCCTTTGATAGAATTAATAAAGAAAAATTAATACAATGCGACCTAGAAATCCCAGAAGGGCAGACACTCACAGACACAGCAAGACTAATAATCCACAAAGATAAAGTCATGAATCATAAAAAAATATTCATGGATGATGGAGGGCTAGGTGTTGGAGTTTATGATATTCTCTACGAAGACCCACAAACTAAAAGAAAAGTTATTGGATTAAATAATGCTTCCCGGGAAATTGAAAGAACAATGAATAAAGGAAAAACTAAAATTAGAAAAACTACTTTGCTCGGGGAAGATATGAGTATTAATCTAAAAGTTTTAATGGAAAAAGAAAAAATACAATTATTCGACGACCCACGAGTTAGACACTCACTTCGTTCTATGCAATGCGATTATTCAGAAGGAAAGTTAAAAATCTATGGGAATTATTCCCATATCTTCGAAGCCGTAAAAAGAGGGGCGTGGGCTATGAAAGACAAAACTTTAAATATTATGGCTTTTTGTTAATAACATGGTAATAGTTTTAAGCGGACCAGTTTTAGTAAAGGCAGGGGCTAATGTTTCTTCTGTTATGACTGTAGACGCAGGCAAAGAAGTCGAACAATTTATAAGGGAAGCTGAAAGTTATGTTAATGCAGTAACAAGAATAAATATCTCAGGACCTTATGCAGCACTACCCGAAGAAGTTAAACACATTTACAATGATGTAATATCTAGTAAAGCTGCAATGAATTGTATTGCTTACGATATGTCAGGTTATACTTCAAGATATGAAGCTGAAACCATGCTTGATGTTTTAAATGATTCTGTCCTAAAAGGCATCTCCCTCCTTAAAAATAAACAAGTAACGACTTTCATAAATGGCGCATGATTTCAAAAAATTCCCAGAACTCACTAACAATCAGATGCGATTGTATTATATGGATAGCCCGCATAAACAAATTACTGAGAACTTTTTTGCGAAAGTTGTTAAAGTTACTGACGGAGATACAATCCGTGTTACCTGGGAAGAAAGGGATTTTAATTTCCCTATCCGCCTTTCAAATATTGCAGCTCCAGAACTCAACGAAGAAGGGGGCAAGGAAAGTAAAAGCTGGCTCGAAGACCAAATTATGGGGGAAGAAATAACAGTGATAATAAATAAAAAAAACAGGGTAGAGAAATGGGGTAGACTACTCGGAGAAATACTCCACATGGGAATAAATATAAATGAGGCAAGTAAAGCAAATGGAGAATCAATCCAATTCATAAGATGACACTACAACAAACATTTAGAAAACAAGGCGAAAGAAACACAATAAGCGTAGACGCTACAGATGTAATGAGTGGAACTGGAATTATTATTATGTATGCTGGAATGACAACTAATTTAGCTGGGACAATAAATTATCTTTTATCAAATAAAACATTTTATTCAACCCCAATATTAAAATCCGATGGGATGACTGCAGGAGATACTTATGCTAAAGATATAGATGTGAATTTTGATTATACAATAAATAGATCCTTAACAATCGAGGGAAAAGCTGTTGTTAATGTTCCTTTCTATATGATTGCTGCAACTAATCCAGGTTTTGCTTATGTTTACGCAAGACTTAAAAAAGATGGGGTAGAAATTGCAAGCAATACAAGCCATGTAAACGAAACAGAAGGAACTTATAATATGGCTTCAATCTTTTTAGATATTCCAAAGACAACATTTAAATTAGGTAGCACACTAACTTTAACAGTGGAAGTTTGGGCACATGGTGGAAATTCAAACTCAGTAGATAGTAACGTTAGATTAGCAGCCGACCCAATGAATAGAACAACAGGTTGGGACGCTACAGGTGTTTGTCCTTCAAAATTGGTTTTCCAACTTCCGACAAAGATAACTTTATAAAATGGCAGACTTAAAAATAGGCTCAGCAAGTGCAAGCGACTTAACCAACGCTATGACAGATTATTCAGTAGATACTGAAAGCACAGACGGAACTCAAGACCAAGAAGAAACGAGATGGATGAATGATAACTGGACTCAAGAACTAGGTTACTATAAAAATATTCCTGAGATTAAAGCTGTTATTGACGCCAAAGCTACATGGACAGTAGGAAAAGGAATTAAAACAGACCCTGACACCCAATTTATTCTAGATAAAATAACTGGCTGGGGTAAAGATACTTTCAACACAATAATAGAAAATGCAATTAGAACAATGCAAATCGGAGGAGACTCTTATGCTGAAATAGTTAGAGACCCAGAAACTAAGGATTTAATTAATTTAAAACCACTAGACCCAGAAACAATGGTGCACATAACAAACAGCAAAGGAATGTTAGTCAGATTTGAACAAGCCTCTAAACTACAAGGACATAAACCTAAAAAACTAAAACCTGAACAAATATTCCATCTCCCAAGAAATAGAGTAGCTGACGAAACACACGGACAATCTTTAATCGACCCACTAGCAGAGATTATTTTAATGAAAAATGAAGCCATGTCTGACTTTAAAAGAGTTTTACATAGAAACATAGACCCACTATGGATTTTTCACATGGACACTGATGATACTGCAGAAATAGCAGCTTTCAAAGCTAAGCAAGATGCAGCAAGGGGAGCAGGGGAAAATATGTTTGTTCCAAAAGATGTTATAGTTCCTGAACTTATGGCTGTAGCCCCAAATGCAACATTTAACCCGCTTGCATGGATTGAAATGTTAGACACTAAATTCTACGAGGCTGCTAGCGTTCCTAAAATAATACTTGGAGGCTCTGGGGGATTTACAGAAGCGGCAGTTAAAATAGCTTATTTAGCTTTCCAGCAGACAGTAGAAGAAGACCAGCTTTTCATTGAGGAACAAGTAGGTATTCAACTAGGCCTTGAAATAGAGTTAGAATTCCCAGCGTCGCTAGAAAATGAATTATTAAGTGATAATAAAAAAGATGGGGCTCAAAATATAGATGCTAGTGAGACTACAGCAGGGGAGGGGCAATGATAGACGAATATTTAAACATTATAGCTAACTTTGGCTTTCCTATCTTTGTATGTCTTTATTTCATGCTAAGATTTGAGAAAATATTAAAAGCTAATACAACTGCTATAACTGCTTTAATCACAAAGATAAAATAAAATGGCGTATAAAAGAAAACCAAATAATGTAGGTAAAAAAGATAGATTAGAGTTAGCCAAAGCTAGGGCAAGAAATGCTGGACTCCCTGAACAATCTGGTTTAAATAGAGAAGGGCAAATAGAAACTCTATCTAAAGAAGAATTAAGAAAAAGAGAAATCCAAGAAACAGCCCAGAAAAGTATAGATATTGAAAAAGCTAAAAAAGAACTTGAAGAAAAAGAAATTATAAATAAAGTTGCAACAGAGAATATCCCTGCAACTAAACCAGAAGGGATTATGTCTTTTGTTAAACAAGAAGGAGATAAAAAAGGATATTTTGAAAGAAGAAAAGAAGCTATCCAAGAACATGGAAAACCAAACCTCTCTGATGTTATCCCTGCACTTGGAGGAACACAAGTCGGACAAGTCGACCCTGTAGGATTAGGATTAGCTGCTGGGGGAATTGCAGCAGGCGGAGCAACATTTAAAGCAACGGGGGGCACTCAAATAGCCCAAACAGCTGCAGAACTGGGGGATGAAGCCCTTGAGGGATTATTAAAAGGAACTAAATTAACTCTAAAACTAAAGAAAGCTAACCCCGCTAAATTTGCAATAGAAAGAGAACTATTAGTAAATAAAATTAGTTTTAGAAGCGGGCTAACAAGTAATCAAGCAAGAGTAGCTGTCAATACTTACTTAAAATATACCCAAAGCGATATTACAAAAATTTTAACTAGTTCGGCTCTAAAAAAGTATACTGCGGGAATAGCAACAGGAAGCGGCCTTTTCTCTTGGTTAGCGTCGGATAATATCTTATCTGGGACAAGTTTCTTCGCTAATAATGTTCAAAGAAATTTAAATGAGGGATTAATAACTAAAGATGATGCAATACAAAGATTAGATACTCTACAAAAATATAGAGATGTTGCCAAACAATTCATAAATACAAATACAAGAATAAATCCTTTATTATGGCCTTTTAGAAAAATTATATTAACTAATGAAAAAGCAACTCAAGAAAATATAGATTTACTGAGAATGTCTATAGAAAATTCATAGAGTTATAAGGAGGTAAAGAAAATGGATGAAGATAAAACTAACGAAGAATCAGAAACTCCAGCTACGCCAGAAAATAATGGGGATAAGTATGAAACAACTCCTGTCATTGAGCGAGCACGTGAAGAAAGAGAAAAACTGGAAGCTGCAAATAAAAAAAGAGAAGAACTCCTTGATAGAGAAGAACAAATTATGGCTAAAAAAGAGTTGGGAGGAGTGACTGATGGAGGCCAAATTCCTAAAGTTAAATCTGAGGATGAAAAGTGGGCTGAGGATGCTAAAGAACGTTATGCTGGAACAGGGATAGACCCAACAGAAGATAATTCTCCAACTATATACGCATAAGATGGAAGTTGAATTAACGAGAAAACATTGGGAAGATAGCTTAGAAGGACACAGTAA